AAGTTTTCCGCCGTCGTATTCTCCAAGAATGAACAGTTGCGAAACTCGCAACCAGCCGCGGCAACGGAAAAGCCTTTGGCCACGTCGGCGTGGCCCGATTTGAAGCACAGATTCTCCAGCACCACGTCGGCGGCCGTGACGGTGCAATAGTTGTTGGCGTGCCCGTCGATCAGGAAGGTCGGCTTCAGCGTTCGCCCACCCAGACCGATGATCTTCAGGCCGGCCAGGTTGATCGTCAGCACGGCCGCCCCGGTTGCACTGGAAAGCGTTTCGGCATGGCTCGGCAATACGAAGATCGTATCACCGGCCGCTGCCGCCGCTTCCGCATAGACCAGCGTGGCAAACGGTGCGTCGGGGTTCTTGCCGTAGCCTGCCGTGTCCGACGCGGCCGTAACAGCACTGCCAACCCACCAAATGTCTCCAGTGGGGAATGACGAGCGGTCGACGATTGAGAACAGACCGCCCGGTTGGTTGCGGCCAAACAGTTTCGTATCCATCTCACGATTCTCCTAAAAGGATTGACGTTAGTTAGCGATGGTCACTAGCAAAATTAGGCGATTGTGCTCGCCGCGGTCACTGCATCGTGCGGATTCTTCGCCTCCGCATAGAACACCACGACCGCCTCATCGGCCGCATTGGCCAGCGTAATACGGGCCGTGATATACCGCAGGTCGTAGGTGCTGGCCAAGTGCGCGATTTCCTCGGCGTTACACTCCAGAAACGCCCAGTCCCCGACCGCATCACAGGCCACCGTGCCGGAGGTCTTGATGACGGTCAGACTGGTATCCGATTGCAACGCGGTATCAGCGGCGACGATTTCCAGCAACGTAATGCCGTTGCCGGTCAGTGTCGAAGACATTGCCCCAACCGCGAAGTTGTGATAGCTCTTCATGTCCACCCACCGCTCGGTAGTGGATGCGTCCGGGGTCACGACCTTAGCGGCCGTCGAGTTCGGGTCGTGGTCCCACATCTCGAACAACGCCTTGCAGGCAATTTTGTCAGTAGCAACTGCTGAAGCCATCTTGTGGCCCTCCTATTTGAGTACAAGTTAGCGAGCCGCCAGCACAACGAACGGGCTGAGCGTGGCTCCCTTTTTCGGGGTCAGAGCCGATCGCCACCAGACGCGGCCACAGTTTTCCAGCGTGAAGCGGAACGTCCGCTCGTTATACTCAAAGCGAACATGGATCGACTCGGCACTTGCCAACGGCTGATAGGTGCCTTCGAGATACTCACTCCAGACGCCCAGAATGATATCCCCAACATCGCCGATCGTGGCGCAGTATTCACTGGGGAAAGCCGGGCGACCAAGCAACATATCCGGTTCGCCTTCGCGTGCCGAATTCTGCCACATCGCCACACCGCCGGTGCCGATCGCCATGTAGAGCTGCTGGAGTTGCGGTAGGCAGTCGTGGTTGTAGAGCCACACCGCTTGACCGTACCGCCAGCACCGTGCCCGGGCTTTGATGAGGTTCTCATAGACGATCGTATCCGCGGCCTGGCCGGTTTCCTTGGTGATTGAAATCAGACAGTCGGTGTTGAGCACGCCTTCGAGCGTCCCGGCACCCGTGCCGTGAATCCGCTCATAGAGAATCTTGCTGGCGAACTCGTCGCGGAATCCGGCGTCCAACAGTGCCGTGAAGCTGATCGCGGAATCGCGGATCAGTTCTTCCGTGGCATAGCTCAGACCCATCAACGGCGTGGCCTCCAACGACACCTGCTCGACGACCATTCGGCTCGCCGTAACGGCCTGAGTCTCGGATCGACGGTATACCCGCAAGCCACCGCTGACGCTGCTGGAATGATCCTTATCCGTTCGGGCCGGGATGGTCACTTTGTTTGTGGCCATCGGGATTCGCGTCACCCTGGATGCCAGCGGGTCGATCTCGTTGGCCAAACTCAGCAAATTGGGACTGAAGCCCTCTGGCACCAGGAAGCCGCCGTAAGGATCGGCGTACCGCCCGGCCTCGTCGGAACCCACCGCGGCCATGAACTTCAGCCGCTCGTCGTCGACCCTGCCGCGTTCGGCTGAAGTAAGGATCGCTGAAAAGAATTCCTGGGAAGTCTTGAAGCCCTTTTTCGGGTCATCTTCCCATGCCGGCTTGGGGTTGCTGACCTTGGATTTCCCAGGATTGAAACCCTCGTCCGGGGTACGGGCGGTGGGGACCAGACTCCTAATCCGATCCTGGAGTTGGTTCTCCCTGGCCAGTGCCGGCTCGATCTGTTTGGCCAGTTCCGACTCCAGGCCATCGTAGGTGGTCTGTTGTTCCTCGGTAATCTGACCGTCTTCGGCCCCGTCGAGAATGGCCTCCATCTCAGCGACTATCGCGCCTTGACGGGCCTGCAACTGCTTCAGACGTGACATTTCCGATCCTCCTATTGCGTAACGGGTTACAACCGTGCAACCCGCCGCAGCGTGGAAGATCGGCAAACAAAAAACGGCGAACGAAAATCAGGCCACCAGCCGCGCTGGTGATGAGATTTCCGCCCGCCGAGGCATGACAGATAATCGCTTTGTTTCCCGCGTCTCGCAAGATCGCGGGGCTCATCTGTAGTAAAGTCTACCCATTTATCTCGGGAATGTCAAGTGCTTGTGCAAGGCCAGCCGATTACGTGCAGCCTGCACCGACCGCCGATTCGTGCGGTACGTGCCCTCCTGGAGCCGCTGGACGGTTTCTTCAAGCGTGCCCACCTTATCGGCCATGCCCCGCTCGACCGCCTCCTGGGCGAGGTAGACGCGGCCCTGGCCGAAGTCGGATCGCACAACCGCGGCAGTTGTCCCCCGGTTACGGGCCACGTCCCGGTCAAACTGCTTGCCGATGACGTCGACATTTCGCTGGGCCTCTGCTCGGGCCTCGTCCGGCAGCGGCTCGTCCTCGTTGAATTCCGCCTTGTATCTGCCGTAGGTAATGTAGGTGGGCTTGATACCCATCGCCGCGTTGAGCTCAGACGCATCCAGGTGGACCGCCACAACGCCGATGCTGCCCACCTGGCCGCTTGGCGTCACGACCAGTTCATCCGCCGCCGTGGCGATATAGTATGCCGCCGACGCCGCATACGAATTGGCCACGGCCACGATCCGTTTGGTACCCCGGGCCGCAAATATCTTGTCGGATAACTCCCGGACACCGTAGACCGACCCACCAGGAGAGTCGACGTCGAGCACGATCGACGCAACCGACGGCTCGGCAATCAGCCGGTCGAACTCCCGACCGATTGACTCGGTGGAAGCAAAGCCGCTGCTCTCAGTCATTAGGTCCGCCCGCTGGGTGAGCGTGCCCAGGATCGGCAACACGGCCACCTGCTTAGTGGTCCGCACGGCCCGATCCTTCCGGGCCGCCGCTGCCACCTCGGCAATCATGCCCGCGTCGACGTGGCCGCCGCGCACACGGAGATCCAGTACGGCCATCATTTGGTCAAGTTTATCTGGCGCAATCGCCCACAGTGTCCCGGTTACGGCCTGGAGAATTCGCTCGTACATAGCAACCATCCTTTCAGTTGTTCGGCCAGCATCGCGGCCCGGCTTGCTTTCCACTCTGCGACCAGCCCGGGGATGTCGCCCGTGTGCCCGGCCGCGTTTATTAAGTCATTCTGAATCGCACTGGCCCACACCGGCACATCGTCAATACGAGTCTGTACGTTCGCAAGCGGATTGAGCACCCTTGCGACGTAGGTATCGTACTGCTTGATCTGCCCGGTGAACCATTCCCACCATCGCTCCCGATCCTCAGCAGCCTTGCCCGCCCGTGCTTCCAGTATCCGAATCTCGGTAGCAGCAAGCCGCCCGGCCGCGTCCGCAATCACCGGCCCGAGGTCCGCTGCTTTCGGGGGCGGTGGTGGGGGCGCCGGCGTAGTCGGTGGCAACGCCTCGCCCTCATCACGAGTCCCGGCCGGGGCCATGTTCAGCGGTTCCAGCAATTCGTCCGCACCATCCAACGGGTTGAAGTTCTCCTTCTGCCGCACTTCGTTGCGAGTAAGGAACCCGCTCTGAATTCCCAGCGCATACGCCTGGTAACGGCTCAATGTATCGCCTCGCAGCAGGGCATCCGTCAGAAATTCAGCAAAGTACCGTTTCTCTTCGTCGATCAAGTCACGCCGGATTGCCTGGGCAATTCGCACCAGCCACGGCCCCAGCGTGTACATCAAGAACTCGGCGCCCTGGTGTTCAATGTTGCTGAACGTCGCCTTGTCCAGGATACCAACCAAGTGCGGTTGCACCCGGAAAAAACGGCAGATTTCCACGGCCTCAAACGCCTGCGACTCCAGCCATTGACTGTCTTTGTTGTTGACGCCTAACGCTTCCAGCGTCATCCCGTCTTCCATGATCGGCGGGTTATGAGCGTTTTTCGAGCCGCCGTGCATCCCACGCCAAGACTTGCGGAAGTTCTCCTTTGCCTGCGGGCTGAACTTCATCCCCTCGGGCCGCTTGATATAGTACGGCGGAACCGATCCGTTCCGAAACAGTTGTGCGCCGTGCTCTTGCTGTGCCGACGCCAGCCCGATCGAATTCCGGGCATATTCCAGCGGCGTAACTCCCTCAATCCCGTTGAAACTTAGACCGCGAACGTGGAAAATCTCCGCCTGTGTAAACGTGTCCCGACCATACTGTGCGTCATCGTATTCGTACAGCAGCCCCGCGTCCGTGCCCTTGACCGCCATCCTGTCGGGATTGAGCGGGATCAACTGGCCCACCGGGAAATACGGCGGCCGATTGCTTTTCTCAATCCGGCAATAGAAGTTGCCTCGCAAGTTGATGTGGGCCACGCCCATCTCGAAAAACTCTTGTGCCGTCTGCCATTCGTTAGGCTGGTCGTGGAGTATGGTATAGAGAGGATGGTCGCGCGCCCGCTTTTTATTCTCGCCGTCTGTTTGCCACTCGTGGAGAATGCACGGCAATGAGCCGATTACCTCCGACAACAACCGGACGCACGCAAACACGACGGACACCTGTAACGCGGTGTCCACCGTGACATTGATTCCCGCCGTGGACTGCATACCCACCGGGGAATACCAGAAGTCGGCATCCGGTCGGGGCCGCTCCATCGACGGTAGTAAGTTTCGGATTCGGTCTGCAATCATGGTTATTTCTCACCAAGGGTTACGAGCACGCCTAACACAATGCACGCCACCCCGGCTGACGCCACACCTAACGGCATCCAAATCTGCCACGCCCCGCCCACGCACAGGACAACACCGCCAAGCACCAGCAAGTCTGCAATTACTTTACGCATCACACCTCCCCGGCGTAAAATACCCCATGATCCTCATAGGCCGACTCCCCGCCCAGCGATGCCCGGCCTATGGCCATGATCGACGCCACAATACCGTCAATCTTCTCAGTTGATTTCTTTTTCGACGGCTTCAGATTCCCCGCCGCGTCCGTCTCCACCGTCACGTTGCTGGCCATCCATCGCAAGACCGGGTTGCCCCCGTGTGCAATCTTGCCATCCAGCACCGCCCGCTCAAATTCCTTGGTGGGCGCCGCCATCGACGCGAACCCCTGCCGATGCTCGAAGACCGGCAGCCCGTCATCCTCCCCCAACTCTCGCAAGATGTGGTAAGCATTCCACGGGTCGGCCGCCAATCCCTCAATCGTGTATCGCGTCGCAAACTCGTTGATGTCCCGGCGAATCGCCTCATAGTCAACCACGTTCCCCTCAGTCAACGTGATGAATCCCTGCCGTGCCCACGTCAGATACGGCACCCGGTCCCGCCGGTCCCGCTCCTTTGCCTTCTCTTGCGGCAGCCAGAACTTCGGCACCAAAATATACCCGCCGTCCTCGCCACGGAACGCCGCCACAAATGCCGTCACGTCCGACGTAGCAGCCAAGTCCAGACCACACCAGCAGCACCCGCCATCCGGCACCTCCACGGCTCCGTCGCACGCATCCCACGACGCCATCCGCAACCACCGTACCTCTTGCTCCGTGCGGATGTTCAGGTGCAATCGCTTAAACGTATTCTCAAACGCCGGCGAATCCTGCGCCCGTTGGCATTCTCGCGCCAGGTTGTCCTCGGATAGCGATATGCCGAGATTGGGATTTGCCTTGGCCCAGACCTTGGGGTCCGTCCAGGCGTCTTCCGTAGTCGCTTCATAAATAACCGGCAGAAACGAGCGGTCTTCCAAAATTCCGTCACGTACTTTGCCTGCATAGTCGTGCTTTTCATTGCAGATCGACTCCCGATCAAAGTCGCTGGTCGTGATGTGAATCATCAACGGCTGCCGCCGCGAGCCCATCGACGTGGCCAGCACGTCCACAAGCTCCCGGTTGGGCTGTGCGTGCAGCTCGTCCACCACAACCAGCGACGAATTGAACCCGTGCTTGCTCCCGGCCTCTGCCGAGATTGCCTTGTACGATGCCCCGCCCACAACCACGCTGTATTTATAGATCGTCGACGAATCCCTCAACACCGGCTCGTTGCGAATCATCCCGGCAACTTGCTCATACACCAGCCGGGCTTGCTCCCTTTCCGCTGCCGCTGAATAGATTTCAGCACCGGGTTCACCCTCGCAGAACAGGGCGTACAGCACGATGGCGGCAATCATTGTCGATTTTCCGTTCTTGCGAGGTACGAAAATGAACGCCTCCCGATACCGCCGTGACCCGTCCGGCCGAATCCAGCCGTACAGATTGGCAATGATCGCCTGTTGCCACGGCTCCAGCTTGAATGGTTGCCCGGCCAGTTCCCCCTTGACGTGAGTACAGCACTCCGCAATGAAGTCCAGCGCGTGCCGGGCCGCGGCCTCGTCAAACGTACAATCCCCCGCCGTGGCAAACGGATCGTAGCCCGGTATCTGCTTCAACGTCCTCGCAAGCTCAATGCTCAGTGTCGCTTGCATCACACACTACGATGCTGCCACGTTCCCCGCCGTCAGTCCGTCCCGGCCAATGGCAATATCACCAACTT